CTGTATTATTTAGTGCTTTACTTGAATAGATCCGGTGTGTAAGTGGAGGAGCAGAGATCGTGAGTCGTGTCATCATACACAGGGGCGCACGCCCGAACCCGCCGCGCCCGATTTACACAGCTCAGTTACACAGTATCGAGGGCTGTCGCTTCATCATCGGCAAGGCCACCAGCCCGGCCGTGTACTGCAATCAGCCGCGCCAGGACGGCTCGAGCTATTGCGCGGAACACCACCGACTTACACACGCACCCCCGCCCCACCCGCTCCGCGTCAACGGCCTGTCTGTGTAAGTGGAGCAGATCCGCGACGTCATCGACACCGTCGAACAGATCCGCCCCCTACTCGCCGGCAAAGGACCGGCGGTGCAAAGCGCAGTGCTGGGCGAGCTGACGGCGACCTGGCTCTTGGGTCATCGTCATGTCGACGGCGAGCTGGCCACGCAAGAGCTGCGCAACCGCTTGCTCGAGGGACTCCTCGCGCTGATCAGGACGTTGGTCGATCTCGGCTAGTCGCGCAGCCGCGGATCGATCCTGACGCGGGTTTCCGAGCCCACCAGGTCCGCCAGCTCCCGCGCCATCGCCTGCTCCGTCGCGCCGGCGAAGATCAGAATGCGCGTGCCTTCAGGCAGACCGACCTCCGTGCCATCGATGTCGATCGGCCGGCCTTCCTTGAGGCGCTCGAGGTTCATGTGGCTCAAGCCCAGAATGACGAGCTGGAACGGCTTGCCGTCCTTCTCGCCGCCGGCGTGCGCCTTCAACATCAGCGGCTCATTACCTGGCGTACCAGCGCCACCGCCCGCTTTACGTCGGGATTGGCCTTTACCAGGATCAGCTCGTCGCCGGTCACCGCCTCGAGCTGCAGCGCGGCGTTAAACTGCAGGATCGCGGCGCAGTAGAGACAGACCGAAATGTCGCCAGGCTTGGGCCGCGCGCCGACACGAAACGTGTCGGTCGCCGCGTCCAGCTCTTGACCGCAGTGCGGGCAATGACACGGCTGCACCCCTTCCCGAGGATCGCGATCAGGCGGACGCTTCCAAGGACTGTCGTTCTCGACCATCATGCCGTGCCCTTCATTTCCGGCTGGCCTTCAAACCGCGCGATCATTTCTCGCATCATCACCACGACATCGCGACGGTCGGCGCCGTTCGAGATGAAGTTACAGCGCCCCTCGTGATCGTTGAACGGGAACACCAGCAAAATGAAGCCGGTGCTACGATCGGGACCGCCGGCCTTGCCGTTGAAAAACTTATCGAGCGTCTGTGCTACCGCCACCATCTGCTCGCGGTACTGTGGCTCGAGTGGTGCATCGCCGAGCCGTTCCGGCTTGTTCGTCATCGCTCCAATCCCTCACAAACAGGTGACAGTGGCCGCAATAGGATTCGCGCACGTCGTTCAGGTTGTACGAAATCCAGCCGCACCACGGACAGACGAAACGCTTCACAACGGCGTCACCGTCACCGATCGCACCGTCACCGGGCCGTCCGCCAACAGCGTGCCGCTCTGGACTTCCCATGTCCCGGCCGGCAACGGATCGCCATCGACAATCGCCTGCGGCGCGCCATACACAACGTCGTAGCCGTTCGGAATCGGTGGCTCAACGATCAGCACGTTGGGCGGCACATAGACTTGCACCTGGCCGTCAGGCGAGATGCCGATCGCTCCGGTCCCGATCGTCATGTCTCTCTCCGCGGTTGATGCTGATGCCGGCGCGGCGGTTGATGTCGCTCATGGGTCGTCGGCTGATGAACCGGCGGCGCTTCCTTCGGCCCTTCCTCCCGCTCTTCAAATGATCTCGCCGGCGGCAGCGGGTCAGCTACTACCGGGCCTTTTGGTGCCGCGGACAATGTGGGTGTCGGCGGCGGCGATACCCGTGGCTCGGCTACCTTCCACTTTGGCACCCCGTTCCGAATCGATGTCACCATGTCCGTCTCCTGTCCGTTGCAACTGTAGCTGCCGGCCGATCTCCTGAATCAGCGGGTTGGTAATTGTCCATGCCATCGGGGTGCGCGCAATGATGTCGAGAAGTTGCGTCCACTTCTCGCTCTCGAGCGTCACTGTCTCATTGGTCATGTCGGGGTCTTCTTTCTCTCCGTCGCGGTCGGTAGACACTCCATGTAGACCCAGCCGCCCTTACCGAGCGGAAAGATCTTGAACTCCTTCGCCATCTCCGCTTGCGCGAAGTTGCACGCCGCAGCGTCGGTGAACGGCATAATGTCGCTCGTCAACCCCTGTGGCATCGCGATCACCATGATCAGCATCCACATCATGGTTTCTTGTCTCCGTTGCCGTTCTCGCGCACCGTCGGCACCGGTACCGCGCCGAACAGTTTGCGCGATCCGGCAATCAACACAATGCCGCCGATGACTAGCGCCTCGTCAAGGCTCGGCGACAATCCCAAGTCGCGCGGGAAAAACCAGGCGTCATAGGTGCCGATCCCCAGCGCCAGGGCGCCCGCTAGCGGCTCGCGCCACCAATGCGATAGGTGCTCCATCGCCGCCTCGAACGGCGCCAACTTTGCCGGATCGGCTTCGTCGCTCATCAGCGCGACTCAAGTTTGCTTTCCAGCTCGGCAACCTTGGCCGAGAGTTCCTGCACCGCCTGCCACAGCAGCGCGTTCATGTCGGAAAGCGAGTAGCCGCTTGGGTTTTCGTCGGCGTCGAGCGTCACGGCGTCGGGATGCACTTCGTACACGGCGCTGGCATCGAAGCCGGTACGGAGCTTGTCATAATCGGGCTCGCTCTTGCCTTTCGGAGTCTTCACGCCTGATGGCGGCATGGTGCGATAGTTGATGACCTCGAGCGCGTTGACTTTGTCGAGAGCGCCCGACGGCGCCGGCGCCATGTCCCGCTTACCTCGCGGATCAGACTGTTGAGCGAAATCATAGGAGCAAACCGCGGCCCAGGCGTCACCAGGCGAGCCGCAGTAGCCGGTGTTGTCGCCTTGTACCGGCAGCACCCAAACACCGGAGACGGAACCGGCGGCGACGACGTTGCCATTGATCCAGGCGCCGCCGTTTTGGACAGCGAGGCCGTTGCCGTTCTCATCCGCACCGTTGCAATAGGTCACACCTTGCACGGAGATGAAGCCGGTAAAGTAGGAGTTGCCGGTGACGCTTAGGTCGCCGGCAGCCGCGATCCCTCCGTTGCTGCTGATGTAGTTGGCGGTGATGTTGCCAGGCGTGGCGATGTCGCCTGCCGTGTCAACGATAACCGACCCAAGGGTCGCGGCGCCGGCGTTGATGCTGGCAGAGGTGGTGATGTTGCTGTTGGAGGTGAGCGGGCCCGTCATCACGCCGCCTGTGGTACCCACCAGGCCCGTCACCGCCAGACCGTTCTGGAAGATCCACGGTACCCCGCCGGTGATGCCAAAGCCGATGTTGCCGCCGATCGCACCCAAGGTGAGGTAGCTGATGCCCTGACCGCCGACGGTGAGCTGGTTGGGCGCCAGGCCCGAGGCACCGATAACGACCTGGCCGGTCACACTGAGATTGCCGACGATGGTGCCGCCGGTCAGCGGCAGATACTCGTCACCATCGGGCGAGCCCAGCGCCGTCAACGTCCACTTGACGCCATCCCATGTGTAAACTTCGCCATAGGAGCCGGTGACGGTGTCGCCGATCGTCGGATTGGTTGGGAAGCTGATCGTCATCAAACCTTCGCCTTGAGCCGTTCAACTTCGACTGACAGCTCGCGCACCGCTTCCCACAGCACCGCGATCATCTCGTTGAAGCCCAGACTGTGTATGCCAGTTTTTTCGTCCTGCCGGTGTACGGCGTAATCTGGCCCCATGACCGCCGCGACGTCGGTTGCCATGAAGCCCCAGTGCAGCGGGTCAGAAGATTTCTGCCGGTCTTTCCAGCGGAACAGTTTGGTGCCGATCGCGTTGACGATCGCCAACGCTTCGGTTGGATCTGCCACGTCCTTCTTCAGCGCCGGATCTGACAGCTCATCCCAATCGTAGGACGCGACTCTGAACCACGCATTGCCGACGATACCGCACTGAGCGCCGCTGGTCTGACCGTCCGTCGTTGGCCAGAGGTTGCCGACGCTATCGCCGACGAGACCTCCCCAGGTACCGCCGGCGGCGAAATAGGACAGGCCTGCCAACGAATTGATGCTATTCGCAACCGTGAGTCCGCCGCTGCCATCAACCCTGAGATCGCCCGAGATGGTGCCGCCGGTCAGCGGCAGAAATTCACCACCGCCCCCGCCACCGCCGCCACCACCAGGCGCATGAGTCCATTTGGTACCGTCCCACACCCACACCGCGCCGGTATCGGGATCGGTGACAGTGTCGCCGACATTGGGTGAGCTGGGGAAATCGACAGCCATCAGCGCATCCGTCGCGCATACAACCTGGAAGGCAGTCCATTAAGTGGACCCATCATCGACACCGAGCCATCGATCGTATTACACGTCACGAACATGGTTAGGACGACTGGAACGGCTGTTAGCAGCGGTGTTGCTGGCATCCAGAACGAGTAAGTCAATAATCCCGTCCCTGCCGCTGGTCCTCCAGACGCTGGAGACGCGAAACTCAAGTTCCACCATTGAGCTGTTGAATCCATTGAGACGCGACACCGGATCGACAGGAAAGTCGTCAAGCTACAAGATACTAGGAACGATCCGCTCAGCTGCCAATCGCCCGCTGGCAAATTCAGCGTGGCAACCGTTGTCTCAACGTCTGATACCAGACTAAAGTTTTGTGCGTTGGTCGAGATGACTTCTCCGACCATCCCCGGTTGCGCGCTGCTGCCATCGGTGACACCGATGATCGGACCCGTGACCGGTCCGCCACCGCTTTCCGGCACATACAGCAAATCGTCGCTGCCAACGGTCAGCGCGTTGTCGGCGTCGGTGCTGATTAGATCCGCTGCGTCGCCACCACCACCGCTCGGTGGATTGACGGTGATGACCCATTGCTCGCCGTCCCAGATGTAGAGCTGCGCGCCGATCGTGTCCCACCACAACGCGCCGAGCGCGGGAGACGCCGGCGGTGTCGGACCGAGTTCGATGCCACCGCCGCCCTCCGAGACGGTGATGGTCCACTTGGTTCCGTCCCATGTGTAAACCTCGCCGTACTCACCCGTGACGGTGTCACCGACATTGGGGTTGGACGGAAAGGTCAGCGCCATCAGCGCATCCGTCGCGCCCAGATAAAACCCAATTGGGCTCCACCACCACTACCAGACGAAGTGTTTGCAGTGGCAACAAGATTGTACGTCGTTGCTGCGGCTAAGAGGGCACGCGCAACTCCAGCGCTTATGATGAGGTTGCCTAATCCTGTACCGAGGGAAACCCCCCTAATAGAAGACATGCTCAACCCTATAGCAGGGGGTATTCCAGTAGCGGGGGAGACTGAGGCAGTTGCCGCCGTCAAATCGTTACCTCCACCAGTCACCGTAAAACCTATTTCACCCGTTACGTCCCAATCGCCTGGAGTCAGGTCAATGCTAGCAACTACCGTAGGAGACGTACCGACACCAACCACGTTACTGAAACTGGCAGAAATGACTTCTCCGACCATCCCCGGAGCCGCATCGGAACCATCGGTGATACCGATGATCGGGCCGTTAAGCGGAGGCGCGCTAGCAATCTCAAGCGCCTCGAGCGCGTCTTGCACATTGTTGGCGCCGAGGACCGCCGGATTGACCACGATGTCCGCTGCGTCGGCGCCGCCACCACCGCCGCCGTCCGGTGTGTTGACAACGATCACCCACTGCTCGCCGTCCCAGATGAACAGCTTCGCCGATACCAGATCCCACCACAGATCGCCTTCTATCGGCGTCGCCGGCGGCGCGCTGGTCAAGGACACCGGAGGAGCTGCAGCTTCCTGCCAGGCACCTTCGGTCGCGTTCCACAGCATCAATTGATTGGTGACGCTGTCGAACCAGAGCTGGCCGTTGCTGGGCGATGAGGGCGGCGTGTCGCTGATCGGCACGTTGCCGGCGGTCGCGACCGCGGTGTTCATCTGCTGCAGCGTCACCGGCTGCAGCGCGTTGGTGGCGGGACCGGCAAGCGTGACCGGGCCGGTGAAGGAACCGCCGCTGATCGGCATGTAGCCGCTGTTGACGTTGATCCAGGCGGTGCCGTTGTAAACGTTGAGGCTCGCGCCGCTCCACCACAGCTCGCCGGCGACCGCGGGAGAAGGAGGTGACGAACCCACCGTCGACCCCGGCGGGAACGTCACTTCCGTCCACTCTCCATCCTCGCGGCCGTAAAGATTTCCGTCAGACGGCGCATCGGGAATGCCGATCGCAATCCACGCGCTACCATCCCAGACACTGAGGGTGTCGGTCGAGCTATTGAACCACAGATCGCCCGTCGCCGGGCTCGAGGGCGGCGTCGGCCCGACGCTGGTGCCACCACCGCCGGCACTGCCGGTCGCCTTCCACGCCGTGCCGTCCCAGAGGTAGAGGATCTCGGTCGTGGTGTTGAACCAGAGATCGCCGGTGACGGGCGTCGCCGGCGCCGTCGCGCTGACGCTGACGTTGCCACCCGATGGACCCGGTGGGCCAGGTTGTCCTTCCGGTCCCCTGATTTGCCCTGCGGGCACCCACCTTCCGTTTTCCCAAACGAAGCCCTCGCCCGAATCATCGACCACGTACATGTCGCCGTCTTGCTGATCGCGATCGGGCAGATCTTCGTAAGTCGGCACCGAGCCCTGGAAGCGCAGGCCTGGCCCGGCCGGGCCGCGCTCACCCGGTGGTCCCGGCACCTGGCTGCGCATGTCGCCGAGATCGATCCACTGATGGCCGTCCCAGGCGTAGCCGCGGCCGGTGTCCTCCGTGGTGTAGAAGTCGCCGGTGGAAGCATCGTGCGGTAGATCCTCGACGCGCGGGACGGTGCCTCTGGCGATCAGCCCATCGCCAGGTGGTCCCTGGGGTCCAGGGCCACCAGGCGGGCCCTGCAGTTGACCAATGGGCACCCAGCGGAAGCCATCCCAGTTGTAGCCGACGCCGTCCACGATCCAGACGTCGCCGCGCTGGTTGCCGAACGGAGGTAACTCTTGGACTGAGGATTTCGTTCCAAGTATCTGAAATCCTTGGCCCGGAGGTCCGGGCGGGCCTGGTGGTCCCGGCGGACCGGCCATCACGCTTTCGTCAATGCGCCGGTTGACCCATTGCGCGGTGACGATCTCGCCGTCGTTGGCGCCGATCGGCGGGAAGGGCGCGCGCGGCACCCCGGTGAAGCTCGGCGAGTTGAGCAAGGCGCCGCCCACCGCGGAGATGTCATTGGCCAGAAATGTGACGTGTCCGCGGCGACCATTGAAACTTAAGACACTGTTAGCAACCTCGTCCGAGACGACGTCGACGGCACTTTTCACGAACGCGGTGGTGGCGAGCCGGGTCGAATTGTCGTTGAGCGGTGGGGTTGGCGCCGACGGCGTGCCGAGCAGCGCCGGCGAGGCGATCGGCGCCCCGCCCGCTTGCGTGATGTCGAACGTCACCAGCTCGACATTGCCGCGCCGGCCATTGAACGAGGTGACGACACCGGCAGTGACCTCGCCGATCCGATCGTTGACCCAGAGACAGGTCGCGATCTGATTGGTGTTGGTGTTGATCGACGGCCGCGGCGCCAGCGGAATGCCGGTGAAGAACGGTGAGTTGATTGGCGCCCCACCCGCCTCGATCACGTCCTGCAGCTCGAGCACGACATTGCCGGTGCGGGTGTTGAAGGTGGCGACGCCGGCGACGTGATCGGCCGTGTTCTGCATCACAAACGCGGTAGTCGCGAGCTGGCTGGTGTTGGTGCCGGGCGGCGCCGTCGGGCTGGTCGGGATGCCGGAAAAATTGGGTGAGTTGAGCGGAGCGCCACCGACGTTGGTGATGTCGTTGAGCTGGAGCGTGACGTTGCCGAGGCGCCCGTTCCAGGTCCGGACCACGTTGGCATCGATGCCGCTGACCGCGGCTGCGATCGCGGCGTTGACCCAGATGGTGTTGGCGATCGACGCGCTGTTGTCGTTGGGGAAGAACGGCGTGGAACAGGTCGGGTTGCCGGTCAGGAAGGCGTTGTTTTGCGGGGCGCCACCGGCGCCGGTCACGTCGGCCAAGGTCAGCGTCACCGTGCCGATGCGGCCGTTGAACGAGATCACGCTGTTGCCCCGCGCGGTCGCGATCGCGCCGGTGACGAACGCGGTGGTCGCGAGCTGCGTGGTCGAGATCCCTGGCGCCGCGGTCGGCGCGGTCGGGATGCCCGAGAATGGTGGCGAGTTGAGCAGCGCGCCGCCGACGCTGATGAGATCGGCGGCGTTGAGCGTGACGGCACCCTGGCGCCCGTTCCAACTGATCACGCTGTTGTTGACGATGGCGGTGCCGATACTGTCGACGTACTGCTTGGTCGCCAGCTCCAACGGCGCCGCCGGATCGCGCGTGACCGTGACCTGTTGGTAGACGAACAGCATGCCGGTGTTGGTGATTTGCAGCAACGGACCCCACGACTGAATCGGCGCCCCGGCCGAGCCCGACCCCGCGATGTTCCAGGTGAGATTGCCGCCGGCGGCGTTGAAGCACCACTGCCCGGCCATGCCCGGCGCCAAGTACGCCTGGCCGCTGGGGTTGTTGTAGTAATTCCAACCGAGATTGCAGCCTGGCGGCAGCGTCAGTTGGCTCGCCAACAAGCCCGAGCCGTCCGCGTCGGGCGGAACGGTGATGCCGATGCCGATCGTGGTCGAGGGATCTTCACCCGCCTGCTCGATGAAATCTTGCGCCGAGACGCTGGCGTAGGGTCCGCCGAGCCCTCCTGTCTGCAGCAACAGCGCATCGGTCGGCTGCACGGCGATGCGATTCGGATACTCGAGAAGCTGTCGGACGTTGATGACAAGGTCGCTCACGGCACACACCTCGTGGTGTCGTTGAGGCGTCGTCGTAGCTCGAGGACACCGCGCGCCAGCGCGAGGAACATCGCTTGGACAGGAAGGCGCGGCTCGACGTTGTTAGTGACCAGCTCGGCGAGGACGATGCTGATTTCTAGTTCGTCATCCGTCAATTCGTCTGCGCGCACAGGACGAGGCACGTCCTGGGCCAGGTATTGCCTTGTGTGTCGGTCGCGGTCCACCGAATTTGGTAATCGGTGCCTTCGACGCCGCCGGAGCAATCACAATACACTCGTCGCCCGATGATTTGCACCGTCCCTTGGGTCCAATCCGATTGCGCTTCGACGGGATTGGTGTTGGTCACGATCTCGAGAGTACCGGACGCGATGCCGACGCCGTAGGGAATGATCGCCGAGTAATCGAGCGCGAACTCACACGACTCGCCCGGCGGGTGAGCGGGGAAGTAACGATTTCCTAACGCCATCGCGGTTGCGCCTTAGACGCAGATCAGAGATCGCGTGTGCCGCTGCGCCCCGCGTAGAGGACGCGCGCCAGCGGACCGCCTCTGCCCCAGTTGGAATCGACGCCGATAAAATTTCCGTCAGGATCAATGAGGAAGACGTTGTGATTGTCGACAATGGTTTCAGGCCGGGTTCCGCGCGGCGCGATGAAGTGGGGCGAACGGTTGTGTATGTCGGCAAAAGTCGCGGAATCAGTCATGGCGTTTTGACCCGGAATGGTAATACGATAAGAGCCGTCCCGATCTCGCGAACCCGGACGGCTCTCATCTTTTTCACCCCGCGAAGGATGCGCCGTCCAAAGACCTGAGAGGCCTTCAACGACTATGGACAAATATGACGGCCGCACCCCCTTCACACAAGGGCTAAATGGGCCTCTCGTCATAACCCTAGGGCATCCCGAGTCGCGACCCCCCTCCCGTGGGGGTTATCCACATGACTGAAGAGCTGCCGCGTGACGATGTCATCGCCGCGGTCCGCAAGCTCTATGGTCCTGAAAACAGAATACTTTCAACCCAGGCCGAAATGATCTGGGGCGCCAGTCGCGGTCACGGCCGCAGGCTCGACCTCAAGACTCTGATGTTCACCGATTACGAGAACCAGCAAGCCTACAGCGGCGCCGAGCTGCTGCTGCAGGCCGGCATGCTGCGTCGTGAACCTAATGGTCATTCCGAGATGCCAGTGCTGGTGCCGTACAGTGATGACGCACTGGCCTACGCCTTCTCCGAGCGCCATGCCGAGGAGCTGCGCTACCTCGCCGCCAAAGCGTCCTGGCTCGAATGGGACGGCGCGCGCTGGACCTCCGAGCGCACCTTGCGGATCTACGATCTCGCCCGCGTCTTGTGCCGCGAGCAAGCCGACACCGTCAAATCGAAGAACTTGAAACGCGCCGTCGCCGGCGCCGGCAAGGTCGCCGCGGTCGAGCGCCTGGCCAAGACCGATCGCCGCCACGCCACCAAGCTCGATGATTGGGACAAGCACCCCGGCCTGGTCACACCCGGCGGCACCGTCGACTTGCGGTCCGGCCTGGTGCGCTCCAATCGGCGCGAAGACTTCGCCACCAAAATGGTTAGCGTCACCCCCGATCGTACCGCGACGCCAACGCTGTGGTTGAAGTTTCTTTACCGCGTCACCAACCAGAACCCTGATTTAATAAGCTATTTACAGCGGGTCTGCGGCTACTGCCTCACCATCGAAACCATCGAGCACGCTCTGTTCTTCCTCTACGGCACCGGCCAGAACGGCAAGGGCGTGTTCCATCATACCTTCCAAGCCATCCTCAACGATTACGCCACCACCGCGCCGATGGATCTGTTCGTCCAACAGCGCACCCAGCAAACCGACTACTACGCCCTCGCCCACCTGTGGGGCGCCCGCCTCGCCAGCGCCGAGGAAACCGAGAGCTGGCACCGCTGGTCCGAAAGCAAAATCAAATCACTCACCGGCGGCGACACCATCACCAGCCGCTTCCTGTTCCACGACTTCTTCGATTTCAGACCGACCTTCAAAATCATGATCACCGGCAACAACAAACCCGCGATCAGCAACGTCGACGTCGCCATCAAACGCCGCCTGCAGCTCATCCCCTTCACCGTCACCATCCCGCCCGACGAGCGCGACCCCAAGCTCGAGGACAAGCTCAAGGCCGAGTACCCCGCCATCCTGCAGTGGATGATCGCCGGCGCCGTCGAATGGTACCGCACCGGGTTGAACCCACCCGCCGCCGTCATCGATGCGTCCGAGGAATATTTCAAGGCCGAGGACCGCATGGGCTTGTGGCTCGAGGAGTGCTGCGACATCGCCAAAAACGTTAGCGCCTGGACCTCGAGCCTCTACAAAAGCTGGTCAACCTGGACCAAAGACCGCGGCGAAGAACCCGGATCGCAAAAACGCTTCAGTCAAGATTTGGCAAATCGCGGCTTCGTCGGCGAGCACAAACGCGACGGCGCCTGGGTGCTCGGCGTCACCATCAAAACCCCCGACGATCTTCCCCCCTTGTAACAATCCGTGATCGCAAAAAATGGCGCATTTCTGCGGATGTGATGGATGTGACGGATGCTGCTATAATGCACGTAAACTTCTTTTCCCTTTATCTAATCGCGAGCGCGCGCGCATACGGGCCTTAATGCAGAACCCGTCACATCCATCACACGGCCTTAATCCTTCACCTTAAGAAGGGACCGTAAGTGTCGTTAAAACTCGCCCAGGCCATCGTCACCCTCAAAGCCGCCCTGGTCGCCATCCGGACCGAGGAAGACGCGCAGCGACCCGCCCGCATCAAACGCGACATCAAACGCGGCATCCGCGACCCCAAATTTCCCGCCATCATCAACATGGCCAAACTCCTCGAGCAGCCCATCCCGCCCCGCGACCCCCGCGTCATCAAACCGCTCCGCGCCCTCTCCCAGCGATCCCGCAACCAGCTCCAAGCCCTGCTCTACTGCGCCGTCGATGACGACTTCGACCCGCAAACCCTCCAAAACCACTACCAACAGATCTCCCGTCTCCGCGGCGGCGAGCCCCAAATCGGTTACCTCTACGGCAAATTGATCAGCCTCTACGGCCAGAAATACCTCGACCGCATCCTGGAGAAACTGCAATGACCGAAGACGAAGCCCGTCAACGCTGGTGCCCCTTCGCTCGCTCAACCGATGGCGGCGATGACGAGGTGCAAGCCGTCAGCGTCAACCGAGTACGAGACGGCAAGCCCGACCTCTGGTGTCTCTGCATCGCCTCCGACTGCATGGCCTGGCGAACCTTCGGCACGGCCAACGAAGGCTTCTGTGGCCTCGCCGGTTCGCCCTTCCGGGGCTAAACCCTGGAAAGCCGTCTGGCTGCGCCGATCACACCACCGTCACGTCGTCCCGCTCCGCGATCGCCGGCCCCATATCCTCACCCCAGCCTGTCCATGCCAACCCTTCCTCATCGCCCACCCAGGACATGATCCCATCTGGATCCACAATTCCTTCGATCACCGCGAGCTGCTACATTCCTCCACGCCTCACCAAGCTGCCCGTCGCGACCCGATGGTCGATCGCGATTAGTGGCCTTACCCCTTGCCATGAGGACCGCACTAAGGCGAAAGGGGCGCCTCTCGGCCATCACCACCCTAAAATCACCGCTACCGCCAGTTTCCTGACCGCCTGGCCGCTTTTCGCCGGCGACCCCATTCCTGCCGGCCCTAAACCATAGCCCCTTCCTGGGCCCCCTAAATCGATCGCCTCTCGCCATAATTGCCACACCATGTTGCTCCCCCGTTCGGTCAACACTTCTGCCGTGTCATACCACCCGGGTCCGGCGTAGGCCGACCAACCCCGCATTTCCGCCATTTTTTCCCCAGAAAAAAATTCAAAGCCCCGAAATCGATATATCGGAAGACACGCAGACGTGACGGCACATGTGCGCTCACGTCTCCAACCCCCTCCAACCGCAGGGTCAAATTTCACCCGACGGATGGTTGGACTTTTCCAAAATTCCCAAGAGCGATTTTTTTCCCCTGGGGAAAAAGGGCTTGGGGCTGAGCCGGGGCGCGCCACGCCGGGCCGTCGCCGGTCACCGTCGACCCTCCGTCGATGCTGAGCCTGCTTATCATTGGCCACACCAATCATCGGCCGCGCGGAACATGAGCATGCTCACTGCGCGAGCTCTTTACTAAGCATGCTTATCATTGGCACCCTCAATCATCTGGTGCCGAACTCTCCACAGAAATCGACAACCAGCGACAACTATACGGTTGACGGTTCGGCGCCGTTGTGCGATTCACCATGCCATGCCTAAACCGAAACAGCCGACGGGTTACGTCATTTACGAGGGCCCTAGTCTTCTCGATGGCGCACCGATCGTTTGCATTGCGACGCGGAAGAGTCGCAACGGCAAAACTGGAAACATGCTGCAGACCTGGATCATGCGCGCCGACGTCTCGCCCATAGCGGCGAACCGTAGCGGCGCGGATTTCTCGATCTGTGGCGATTGTCGCCATCGTGGCACGGCGCGGCCGAAAGCTGCCAAGGGATTAGCGGCCGGCCGTTCCTGCTACGTAGCGCTGGCGCAAGCCCCGATGTGGATCTGGAATCACTATCGCAAGGGCGGTTACCCGCGCGCGATCGGTCACCAGGCAATCGCCAGCGTCGGCCGCGGCCGTAAAGTTCGCGTCGGCGCTTATGGCGATGGTGCCGCGGTTCCCGGCTACGTCATGGACTCGCTGTTGAGCGAAGCGGCCGGTTGGACAGCCTACAGCCATCAACAGGGAATGCCGTCCAGCGCTTTTGACGGCGCGCGCTACATGGTATCGGCCGACGATCTGGAAAGCGCTACAGCGTCATGGGCGCGCGGCTATCGCACGTTCCGCGTGCTGCGCTCGGGCGAGAAGCCTGTCGCCGGCCGCGAAATCAATTGCCCGTCATTGAAAGGCGTTCACTGCATCGATTGCGGTTTGTGCGCCGGCGCCAGCAAAAAGGCGAAATCCATCACCATTCCCGCGCATGGGGCCGGCGCGGTCAATTTCCAATAACAGCCCCATAACCCGCGAAAGGATTAACCTCATGAATCGCAATTTCCCGCAGACCTGGCAGCGCGTCACCGATCGCGGCGCACGGCGTCCGATCTACTGGCGTAATGAGTACCAGCGCACCCGCGGCGAGACGCTGCAAGCGCGCTACGACAACTATCGCGCCGCCATGGAAGCACTCGGCATCCCCGCCGTCGACTTCGATACCTGGCTCAACACCTAGCAACAACCCGCCAGTTGACCATCACCGCGGCGCTGCAGTAACGTGGCGCCGCTTTCTTTTGAGGAACCACCATGACCCTGATGTTAAGCGAGGTCTATGACGCGCTAATCGAGGCCGGCGCATCGGACGAAAAGGCCCGAAATGCGGCCACTGCTATTGCCAAATTTGAACAGCGTTTCAATAACATAGAGCGCCGTCTTGTGATCGTTTCTTGGCAGATCGGCGCACTAACCGCGGTGACGGCCGCGGTCGGCGCTCCCGCGCTGTGGGTGTTGTTCCGCGTTGCTGCTAAGGTCGGCGCGCTCGGGTAAGTAGCATTTCCCTCTGAAAAGCGTATATCGGCCGGCATGACGCCGGCCGATTTTTTGTCGAACATCATCAAGCCAGGCCTCGAGCAGCTCCACGCTCTCGGTGGTCCCGCGGTGACCACGGAAGCCGAGCGCTTCATGCTCGCGATCGCGATGCAGGAGTCGGGCCCGAAGCTCGACGCGCGTTACCAGGGCGCCCCAAGCGCGAGCGCCGGACCCGCGCGCGGCTGGTGGCAATTCGAGCAGGGTGGGGGCGTTCGCGGCGTGTTGCAGCACAGCGCCAGCAGCAAGCTCGCTAAGAACATGTGCGAGGCGTGTACTGTTGTCGCCAGCGACGCAGCCGTGTGGCGCGCGCTCGAGGGTCACGACGTTCTAGCGGCAGTCTTCGCCCGGCTTTACATCCTGACCGAGCCCCACGCGCTACCGACGACGCAGAATGAAGCGTGGTCGCAGTATTTGAACCTGTGGCGACCTGGCAAGCCGCACCCCGAGAATTGGCCGGCAAACTGGCAGATGGCGGATAAGACGTGCCGACAATTCGGCAAGGAATCTACGATCTCCTAGGTAGCGTCGAGATCGATACCAAGGAGCTGGGCCGCACTCACGTCGAGCCCTGGATGTCGCAGCGCATGGTGATCGACACCGTGGCGCGCGGATTGTCTGAAGATGTACACGAGTTCGTCGTCCTCAAATGCAGACAAGTTGCTGTAACAACAACATGCTCGGTGATCGAGCTGTTTTGGAGCCTCGCCAACGCTGGTGTGCAAGGCGCCATCATCGCCGATCGGACCGACAACCTCGAGCGTCTCAGAAGAATCTTCGCTAACCTATTGGAGACATTGCCGCCGGCATGGAAAAGCGCCGAACACAAGCTGCTCGTAAACAACCGGACAGGCTTAGCGTTCGCCAACCGATCGGTGCTCGACCTCTTGGCCGCGGGCAACAATCCCGATCTGGGGGCGAGCAGGGCGCTCAACCTGATGCACGCGACCGAATGCTCGCTGTGGCGAAGTTTGGCCGGCGTCGAAAGTCTAAAGGCCGCATTAGCTAGGCAAAATCCCCATCGATTGTACATTTGGGAAAGCATCGCCAACGGCTTCAACTGGTTTTATGCGCACTGCCAGCAGGCCAAAGTCGACAGGCATATGAAGTTTGTGTTCGTGGGATTTTGGGCCAATCCGACTTACAGCATCCCGCGCGAAGACCCTGATTATAAAATCTATTGGGACGGCCATCTGACGACGGAGGAGCTGCAGAACGCCAGGTTGGTAAAACAAGATTACGGCGTCACCATTAAACCAGAGCAGATCGCCTGGTGGCGGCGCGAGGCCGAGTTCCGCCAACAGGAGTATATGTGGCGACATTACCCTTGGCAGGAAAAACAATGCTTCATTGCCAGTGGGTCCGGGTTTTTTCCTGCACAAAAAACTTTGGAGATCGGCGAGGCGCTGGCGCAAGGCGCGCCATACCAGGCCTACAAATACGAGTTCACCGAGAAGTTCCTCGAATCAAACATCGAGCAAGTCGCCGATCCCGAGACGGCAATGCTGCGTGTATGGGAAGCACCGGAGCCTGGCGGTGTGTATGCCGTCGGCTGCGATCCCAGCGGGGGAGGGGGTGGCGATGCTGACGATCACGCTATCCAGGTGTTGAGGTGTTACTCCGACCGCATCGTGCAAGTCGCTGAGTTCCAAAGTAACAGTCCTCTCACCTATCAGCTCGCCTGGGCGCTGGCGCATCTCTGCGGTGCCTATCGCGATCACCTGGTTAACCTCGAGGTCACCGGCATCGGCAGCGCGGTGTTGCCCGAAATCCGGAATCTGCGCCAGCTCGCCGACATGGGGCTGATGAACGCGACGCCCGGCTTCACCGATCCTATCAAGGCGTTCATCGGCGCGGTGCGCTGGTATCTCTACCATCGCATGGACACGATGTCGGGTGTCGGCAACGTGATCAACTGGAAAACCAATATCGACAACAAGGCGATGATCTACAGCTCGCTGCGCGATTCACTGATGAAGAACTGCATCGAGATTCGATCCTGGCGCCTGGTCAAACAAATGCAGTCGATCGTGGAAGATCAGGGGTGGATCGGCGCCGGCGTCGACACCGGCGAGAACGATGACCTGATGTCGGCGCTGGTGCTGGCGCATTGGGCATGGGTTGACGGCCGGCGCGACAACCTGGTGGCGCGCAATCTCACCTGGGACAGCGTTAAGGGCAAGCGTCCGCCGCAGACGGTGAGCGACACGGCCAGCCATGCCTTCAAAGAGTTCTTCATTACTCTCAACAAAAGGCGTCGCGAACATGCCGAGAGGTTCTGATGGACAGAGACACGCTAAGAGCTGAGGGGTGGCGATCGGTGGAGGATGGCGACATCCCGCCATTGAACCAAACGGTCGAATTTGCGCGCGACGAGAAAGTGTGGCGCCAGGAAAACTTCTTTTGCCGCTGGCGCGACTTCAATCCGTACTTCAACGCTTGCGGCCTGTGGTGGCGGGAGGTGTGAACATGTCGAACGATTCTGACAAGAAGACGGAGATCACAGCCGGCAAGCCGATCGGCGAGGGCATCAAGAACGAGCTGCACAAGGTTCCCAATTCGCCATTTGTCGATTGGAGGCCGCATCAGGACGAAGCCGCGTTGCTGCGGATGATGATGGGTCCGCTAGCGAACACCGCCGGCAAGATCGACGCCGAGCTGGCCAGGCTTGCGAACCGGATCGCGGCGCTCGAGCAGCGCTCGCCGTTCCGGAGCTGCGCCGACATCGAAACATGAGCACGCTCAAGCCAAAGCCGGGGTTCGATTGGAGCCGCGTCAACTGGGGCGGGCCCGACCAGCGCCGCACCGATCGCTGCAGCTATTGCGACAAGCTGTTCCCTGATCCCTATGACGACGACGTCGAGGATTTTGTGCCGCTGATTATGTGGAATAAGGACGGATGGGCCGCTGAGTTCTGCGAGGACTGCCAACGTGAATGGTGGGGGCTGCGGGTCTTCTGATGGGAATCGTCCGAACCTACATGTGCCCTGACTGCGGGCACGGCCTCGAGGTCACGCTGCGCTCGGACCAGTGGAACGCGCCGCCACCCGAGTGTCCGGAGTGCCAGGCCCACGAGATGGGGCAAGAGTTCAAGCCGATCGCGATCGGCGGCTCGACCCGCGCTCGAGCCGTGCAGCTCGCCGAGACGATCGCCGCGGAAGACTACGGCGTCGCCGACTTCAAGGCGCAAGGTCGGCAGGGCGAAGCCGCCAAGGTGCGGTACAAGGATTCGACCGCGCCACCGTCGACCTGGCTCGGCCTTAATGGCACCGCGCAATTCGAGCAGGCCAAGGCGTTCGGCCGCGAGACGCGCCGGCGCTACGGCGACGGCCTCGACGTGTTGCAACACAATCTCAAGACCGGCGCGCAGCCGGATCTCATCGAAGTATCGAAACGCCGCAGCATGAAGGTGTGGTGATGGCGCTCCGCATTCCTGACAAGCTCGAGGACGCAACCCGGTTCTGCAAAGACCTCGCCGACGAGTGCATGGTGACTGCAGAGGAGCGTCAGGGTGTCTATGAGAAGGCGGCGCAGTACTACTACACGGGTTCCGGCGACGTGCGCGCCGCGATCCACAACAAGGTCAAGAACTTCATCGAGCGCATGTCGGGCTATCTCTACCAACCCGGCAATGTTCGATTCAATACCGTCTTCAACAGCCACGAGCCCAAGGACGTGCTCGATCGCGGGCGCGCCGCCGGCGAGCTGCTCACCGCGGAGTTCCGCTCTGGTGATGCCGATCTCAATTTCAGCACCGCGGTGACCTGGTCGTTGAATTGCGGCTGCTATTTCCTGAAGCATGTGCCCGAAGGCCTGGCGTTCAAGGCGGTCCCGGTTCACCCCGTCAACATGGGCGTGCTCACCGAGACAACGGTCGCGCTCGATGAGCAGGAAGCGTTCTGCCACGTCTCCTATCCGACGCTGACCAAGCTGCGCACCGACCTCATCAAGGCCGGCCATCCGAACGTCGATGCGATCGTTGACAAGATTATGGACGCGCGCCGGACCGAGAGCGATCAGGGACCGCCGACCTACTTTCATTCGATGGTGGTGGGCGGTTTGAATCCGTTAGGCGATGTCAACCAGATCCCCGCCGCGGCTGGTATTACACAGGTGTTTCCGATCCCGACGCCGTGGCGACCGCAGCGCAAGATCGCGCCGACGCTGAAGCACTGCGAGCTGTGGATCAAGGACGAGAAGACCGGCGATTACACGACTATGCAATTGATCTACCCGGATATCCTGATCCAGGGCGACAAGACGCGGGTGAATATCAGCGGCATTCCCGAGCATCACCCGTTTGTGAAGGTCGAGAGTGACACGACCCCCGGATATTTCTGGGGCCGCAGCACGATCGCCGACGTGCAAATGCTGCAGGACGTCATCAACAAAAGACTACGCGACCTCAAGATCACTTGGGACAGGAACGCCGCGGCGCCTTACTCCTTCAGCGGTTTCACCTCGATCACCGAAGAGAGCTATTACAAGCTCATCAGCGAGGGTGGGTTCATCGCCGACCCCAACCCCAATGCCAAAGCCGCCAAATTGACCGAGCCGCCACCGCCGGGCTACCTCGAGGAGCTGGAATTTCTGTGGAAGATGTTTGACGAGTCCGGGGGCTTTACTCCGATCATGACGGGGCAAGGCGAGCCCGGCGTGCGGGCCGGTGTACACGCGCAGACGCTGGTCCGCACGTCATCGCCAGGGTTGATCGATCCGGCAACGCGGATTGAACGGCAAGCCGCGGAGAGCGGCTACCTCTGTATGAGGTTGATGCAGAACAACGACCCGACCATGTACGAGACGGACACCGGGATAAAATTCCTGCTCGAGCAGCTCCCCGAAAAATTCCAGGTCGAGGTCGACAGCCACTCGGCGTCGCCGGCGTTCGCGGAGGACAGCCGGCAGATCGCGATCGCGCTCGCCAAGGCGCAGGCGATCGGTCCCGACGATCTCATCGAAATGCTGCATCCACCCAACGCCGAGCTGCTCCTCGCCAGGCTCAAGCAGCGCCAGGCCGCGGCGGCGAAGGCGCAAGAGGAAGCTGCAGCTCGGGGCCTGCCACCACCGGGGCAAGAGCACAGTCGCAGTCAGCACCGCTAGGTGCTTGCATTTCCAATCGAGAAGTCTAGCCTACGACCCCGCCTGCGCGTGCCACTGACATGATTTGCGTGTCACATGGCCGATGGTATTGGACAAGACCCACAGTCTGGACAGCCGCCTCAAGGCGGACCAGGCGGCGGTCTACTGACTTCTGGTAACCCGATCGCTGCGCAGGCCTTCCAGCGAGCGCGGCCGAACAGTGCGCCTGGCGCCGGCGCACAAGCCATGGCGATGATGAAGATCAGCCAGGCGATTCAGAACATCCAAGAAGCCATGATGTCGCTGCCGATCGGCAGCGAGCTGCACCGCGCCGCCAACAAGGCGGTGAGCGATCTCTCGAAACATTTCCAGGGCCCGACCGACGCGACCGGCCCCGCGCAGCAAACGATGGCGCAGGACAATCTCCGAGCGCTGGCACAGCGCGCGCTTCTGCAGCGCGTCATGCAGAACAGCGGCGGCGCGCCGACCAACCAGCCATCCACCCCTCAACCGGGAGCTTAAGCCATGGCACAAAATCGTTCCTACGATCCCCCCATCAGCACGCCGCCCGACGTTCCTCCGCGGACGATCCTTCAGGTCGACACTCAATCGGAAACGAGTGAGTGGGGCGCCATCCCACGAGTGGTGCCTCGGCCTGAAGGTGGCGTGCCGCTGCAGCGGTCGATCACCGGCAAGACCAACGCGGATTGACGCCGGTGCCTCCAGTCACGCTGACCGAGCAGCAAGCCGCCCAGGTTCGCCAGCTCATCGAGGAGGGCAACAGCGCCAAGCAGGCGTTAAAGGCGGCACAGGAGCTGTGGAACGATCCACAGTTGGGCGACCCAGCGAAGGCGCTGTGGAAAAAGAAATATCCGGATAGCCAGATACCGGGCTACGACGAAACGCAGCGCCTGCAGGGCATCGTCAACAAGTTCGAGGAAGATCGCGCCAACGAGAAGAAAGAGGCCGAACTGCAGCGACAGACCGCGGAGATGCAGCAACAGCGCAACGCCGTGAAGGAGCGTCGCGGTTACACCGATGAAGCCATGAAAGACATGGAAAAAATGATGGATGAAAAGCGGGTCTACGACTACGAAGCCGCAGACTTGCTCTTCGCCGCAAAAAATCCACGGCCGTCCGATGGCGGCGCCGATTTCTCGACGCATTTTTGGGAACACGACAAACAGCCGGCATTCAAGGAAATCGCAGCGGACCCCGAAAAGTGGGGGTTCAACGAAATCGTCCGCGCCGCCCGAGCTGACCAACAGCAACGCAACAAGTTCTAAGGGGTTGAAACATGCCGCAGCTCGGCGCCGGCCTGATTCCAAACGGGCCAATCGGGTTTGAGTTAGAAGCCACTGTGCGTCGCGTCTTTGCACAGATGGTCGTCGTCTTAATATACAAGCAAAATCCGTTACTCGCCTTGCTCTTGCGCAACGCGATCCGCGCATCTGGTGGCGTGTCGCCGTATACACAACCTGTGCAAACCGGCAACTACGTCAACAGCTCGTGGATCGGTCCGGCCGGCAATTTCGCGATACCTCCCGATGTCGCCGCCACTGTGAACGCGGAATTTAATATGTGCGCGCTCGCGACTCCGGTGACGAGCTTTGGCCTCGAGCAGCTCGTGACCCAAGATGCCGTCGCGGTCGCATCGAGGTTGATGTTGAAGTTGAACGACATGAAAAATTCGGCAATGGCCGCGTTGTGTCAGTCGCTGTTCAGCTCGTCAGCGATCAACCCCATCACCGGCGCCGCGCAACCGCCCGATCCCCTGCAGATGTTCGGGCTGCTCGACGCTTACGACAACGGCACTACCGTCGATCTCTACGGCGGTCTGTCGCGCACGGTCTATCCGAAGTGGGCCGGCCTGGTGGTCCCGACCGCGGGCGCGGCACTTACACGAGCGGCCTTCATTCCGTTCCTGCTGCGCGCCGCGAAGAACGCCGGCGGCGAAGCGCTCGATTTCGTCGTCATGAGCGTTGAAGATTGGACGACGTTGATGACGGACTTTATGGCCGTCGAACGCTACAACAATGATCCGGCCTCGAGGTGGGGCAAGGACGATCCGGTCAACTCCGGATTCAGAGGATTGTTGCTCGGCGACACGCCCATTTTCTTCGACTTACAGTGTCCCGTCGGCACCGCGATCGGTTTCAATTCGCGTTACATCACGTTGGTCGTGCATGAAGACGCAAATTTTGCCTGGACTGGCTGGTATTCAACCATCCCGCAGGGCCAGGTTGCCAGCGTCGGCCTGTCGCTGACCGCGCTCAACCTCGTCTGCAGCAAACCGTCGACCGGAATCATCATCAACGGCATCACCGGCGGGCAACCGTTCTAGGAGGACATCATGGGTGGCGTCGTCTTCGCGCCAGGCGGACAGTTCACTGGCCGATTTGGGCTTCCTGTCAATTTTACCGCCGGTCAAGTTGTGCCGGCGGGTGCTTGGTTTCTCGGTGTTGCTTACACGATCACGCAAAACCCGGCGCCAGCGACCGGCACCGCGGTCGAGATCGGTTGCGATCCGGGTTTCTGCATCTCGGACGGGGTTAGCGTCGTCGCGTTTGCCGCCGGCCAGGGCTTTCCGCTCGGAGACTAACCTTGCCGCTGCCGGTCACCACCAAGCAGAGGATGCCGGGGCAACAGGGCTCGCCCTTTGGCGAGGCTCGCGAGGTGCCGCCCGACTACGTCCTGCCTCACGGCATGTGGCAAGTCGAATGCAGCAACTTCGCATCGGTCGAACTCAAGGTGTTCCGCGAGTTCGATGATCACGGCCGGCCGGTCGATCGCGCCTCGAACGAACGCGACACCGTCACGCTCTTGAAGCAGGGCGGGGCCGGCTTCGTCTTCGCCGATGGCTGGAACGTATCGATCAGGGGCGGCACAGCTTGGGTTGTGCAAGTGTTAGGGACATGATGTGCTGCAGACCTACCTCTCCGATACGCAGAATCTTTTAAACGACGCCGGCGGACAATTTTTCCGAGTCGAGACTCTCACCAACTACGTCAACCGCGCCAGGCGCCGCATCTCGATGGTCAGCGGCTGTGTGCGCATCATGCCCGCAGGCACGCAGACCGTACCGAATCAAGAAAGCTATAAGTTCCGCGAGTGGATGTCGTTGGTACAGGCGACACCGGGTGTCCGAGAGATTTTCGCCGTGCGTTCGCTGGCGATCGCTCTCGGCCCCGGTAATGGGGCGTGGAAGCCGGTGTGGAACCGAATCCCGTGGACCGACTTCCAAGCGCGATTCCGGATTTGGAACCAGGCGTGGACCGGCGCGATCTCCTATCCCGGCTTCTGGTCGCAGTACTCATTCGGCAACCTCGGATCGCTCTACCTGGCGCCGATCCCCAGCACGGCGCAGCCGATGGAAATGGACTTCTCCTGCCTGCCGTTCCCGCTGGAGAGCGACGATGACCCCGAGTGCATCCCGCAGCCGTGGCAGGACGCGGTGCCGTATTTCGCTTCGTTCCTGTGCTTTGTACAGCAACAGCGCCTGCAAGACGCGAACGTCATCGCGCAGCTCTTCCAGGCCGAGCTGCCGGCGTGCGCCGCGATCGTGAACCCGCAGGCGATCCTTTCACCCTACGGTGCCGTGATGAGGTCGGTATGACCTACATGGGCGATCCGCCAGGCACGCAGTGGCTCAAGAAGAGCCGCAAGAAATCGCGAGCGGAAGAGGCCAGCGACAGCGAGCCGTCACTCGGCTCATGGCAGTTCCGGCTGCGCCAGGGCCGCAGCGGCGGTGACAATTGGTACGTCGACAGCTCGCCGCCGACGAGCAGCCAGTGGAGCGCGCATCCCGATTTCTGGAAGCCGCTGCCGCTCGGTGAGGCGCTCGGCGTCATCCAGAATCTGCGCAAGCAATATGGCGGCGAATGAGCTACGCCGGCGATCCACCAGGCACGCAGTGGCTGAAGCGGCAAAAGAACCGTCCACGTAGTCGACACTTCGATGCTGCAATGAAGGATCTGCAGCTCACGCCGCAGGAGCAGTATCTCTACCAGCACCACCTCAACAATCTCTACGGCAGCGGCAAGGTGTGGAACCCGGACGGTTCGACCTCGACCATCCTGCAGGAGACGACGGAACGGGATGGCCGTACCTACAATTACCCGACTGTTTGGGACGGCAAGATCCTCGGCAGCGAGCAAGCGCAGCAGCGCGCTGGTGCCGTAGGGTGGGACAAATGGCCGTCCTATAGCTCCGATCAGGAAGCGCAGGCGCGCTACGACAAGATGCACTCCTACATGGAGCGTGACATGGGTGACGTGCGCCAGCAAACCATGGAAGCGTGGCAAGCGCCCCAATAATGCCGCTGCAGTCCGCGAATCTTCCTGAACTCATCACGCTGTTTGAGTGGGTCGGCACCGGCCAGGGCAATGGCGGACTCAACCAATCTGCCGGCCGCAGTGTCATCGATGATCAGGAATTATGGTGGCTGGAAAACTTCTTTCCGATCGCGCCGGGCGAGCTGCGATCGGCGTGGGGTCCGTCGGCACCGATCTACACCGCACCCGCCGGCGTCACCATTTTGCGAATCTTCTTCACCTGTATTGATGGCGTCAATCCGTTGGGCTTCATGTTCCAAAGCAACGGCACCGTCGCCGTGGTGAATCTCAATACCGGCGCCGTCACTTCGCTAGGCACAGTCTGGCAACCCGTGGCGCCGAATTACTGGGCCGATTTGAAGCTGTGGGCGCCGAATCAGTTTGGCGCTACCGCCGGCCAAAGCGGCGGCGTCGTTTTCGGCTCGCCGCTAGGGCTCTATGCCTGGGACGGCTACATCGGTCTTTACGCGCCCGGCAGCACACCACCCTTATGGCTCACCGGCGGCGCCACCACCGATTCATCCGGCAATCCGCTCGTCATGCCGGTGGGCCTGCCAGGCATCTATGCGCTCGAGGTCTATCTGCAGCGACTCTTTGTGATGGGGCAGACGGTGATCTCGATGTCGGCGCCATCGAACGGTGCCGACTTCTCGACCGGCAGCGGCGGCGGCTCATGGGGTTACCAGGGCGATCAACTCACGGTGTCGTACACTGACATGGCCGCGAGTTTTGGTTTCCTCTACGTCTTTGGCGACAGCATGGTGAACTTCGTGTCGGGCCTGCAGCTCGTCGGCAGTCAGCTCGGCGGTGCTGCAGGCGTGATCAGCATTTACACAACACAATTCAACTATGCCAATATCAATCCGCAGATCGGACAAAAGTTTTTCCGGCCCGTGGGTCACTGGCTGCAGGATCTCATCGTCTTCGACGGCGCGGGGATGTTCGATCTGAACAGCCAGTCGATGATCTGGATCTCCCCGAAGATCACCAACCTGGTCAACACGGTGAACACCAGCGCCATCACGCCGACGATCACGCCGGCGCACGTATTCGGCCAGCGCTGGCTGCTCGTGAACGGTCAGTTCACTGACCCGTGGGGCGTGTCTCGCAGCATGATGCTGTGCTGGAACGGCTCGATCTGGATGGTCGCCAGTCAAAACTTGAACCTGACGCAGATCGGCTCTTACGAACAGAACAGCACGATCACGCCCTACGGTACCGACGGCACGTCCCTCTATCAGCTCTTCGCTCAGCCCGACAACACGCTGATGAAACGGCTCTCCACCAAGGCGTACACGGGGCAGCACATTTTGACGATCAAGGACTGGAAGCGGACCTACGTCGAGATGAAGGACAACCTGACGCCGGCGGGCCCCGAAGGCGTCTACATTTTCGGTACATACACGGCTGCGGAAGGTGGTGTTCCGGGTGGCAGTCAGGGTGTGTCGTTCTCGATTCCGCCTGGCGCCAAGGACACGGTGCCGCATCCGACGGAGGGGAAGGGATTGAAGGCCTGGCTCGATTTGGCGAGCTTCAGTCCTGACTTCACAATCGCAAGAATTAGCCTAACCTACGACGAACGTTCTCTGTACGGCGCATGAAAAAAGGCCGGCCAAAAGACCGGCCTCATAAGTTCGGACGCTGAAAGTGGCAATGTACCACAGGAGAACGGAAATGGCACGCAGACGTCGCACACGCCGCTCCCGGCGGCGCTAACCATGGCGAGGCGAGGCAGTCGGCGCTTTTACGGCAAAGGCGTCCGGTTCCCGCGTCCACCACACTTCCGCGGAGTCCGCGGTGGTGGCACCACCGGAGCCCGTCGTATTCGCAGGCGATGACCATGGCAGCGCGCAGCTCGCCACTTCCCGGCGGACGGACCGGACCAGTCAGATCAACAGGAGGTGAACGTATGGCAAGGTTGAAGCAAACCCGTCGCGCGCGGCGCATCCGAGCGCGGCGACGGCGATAGTTCCAATGGCACGACGCAGACGGATGGTTCTTGTGCCTGCCTCGCGAAAGGCAGCACGAGCACGCCGCGGTCGCCGGCGGCGTTAAATCGCTCGGCGGCGGTAAGGCGGGTTCGTCATTCCGTCACCCCGGACTGGCGACCCGCCGAGCTGATCGAGCGGGTGAGAGTTTGAGAAGCATGAGCCAAACGCAATCACGACGCGCCTGGGCGCAGGAAACAGCAGCCGCGGTTCGCCATTATCGGCCGAAGCGGCTGAAACTTACCGCGCCTGAACCGAACGAGAATCAGCTACAGGCCGCGGTCGCCGATCTCTTGACCTATGCCTTCAAAGGCCAGCCGGTGGCGTGGACGCATTTCCCCGCCGGCGGTTATGAACTCAATCCATCGGCTCGGTCGCGCCTGCAGCGGCTCGGCCTGCAGCCTGGTTTCCCCGATTTGCTCATCCAGTGGCATTACGGTCATTCGCTCTGGATCGAGATGAAGACCAGCCGCGGCAGGCTCAGCGACGATCAGAAGTTCAGACATGCGCTGCTCGAGCGCGTCGGCATTCCGGTCGCGATCTGCCGCAGCATCAATCAAGTATTGGCGGTGTTGAAGTACCACCGCGTTCCGACCAACAAACTGGTAGAGGAGGTTAGACATGGCAACACGAGCACAGAAAGCAGCAGCGCGCCGCAACCTACGTAAAGCGCGCGGTAGACGTCGGCGCCGCTGATGCCAAACAGAAGACAATCATGGCCCTACAATGGCCAGGCCGCGTCGCCACCGGCACTGACTCAGTCACCCGACGCATTGCTGAACTCCGATCGCTCACTCGCCGGACCTTTGCGAATGGGTACCGCTCCCGGCGTCGGACCACGCGGCGGCGGCAACGGCGGCAGTAGTGACCTCGGCATGGACCGAGTCACTCCGCGAGGTTTTGATCCGGCTGGTACGTCGGATACTCGAGCGCCTGCGCAAGAGGCGTCAACGCTGATCACGCGGCGACGCTAAACCCGTTCGGTTAAGTGATGGTGGCGGGCCCCAAACTTGTCGCCGGCGGCACGCCGGTCACGTCCAGTGCGGCCGACCTGCAGCGTGGTCAGATACCGACCAATGTCACCACGCAGCAGCCGGGAGCGCTCGCCTTCCGCCTGGTCGACACCTTCCAGAAATTCGATCCGAGCACGTTGGTGGACGAGATCGCGACGTTGCAGACCAAGGTCACCACACTCGAGGTTAACGTCGGCACGCTGCAGAGCCAGGTGGCAACGCTGCTCGGTTTCATGAACAGCTTCAATTGGAGCGGCGCCGAACAAGCCACCGGGTACACCAACAACGGCCGCATGGTCTATACGCGCAGCTTCTATTTTGCGAGCGGTTTCAGCCACCCAAACGCAGTGACCCAAATCCCGCACGGCATTCCCGGCTTCAGCTATCTGGTGTCTCATCACACGGTCGATTGGGCGGGCGCCGGCGGATACAGCTTCGCGATCACCTACATCAACGCCTCTTCGAGCAACAACGCCCAAGATTCGGTGAGCTTCTACATCGATCCGACCAACATCAACTCCACCAGCGGTGCCAGCGATCGGAGCAATGACATCGTCATGATGACCCTGTGGTACACATGCACGGACAGATAGGCTTGACGACGCCGAAGCCGATGACCCCGGAAGATTTGCCGTGGGCACTCTCGCTCGCATGGGATCGCTACCAGTCGTTCGATCCCGGCGCCGCGGCGATCTTCTTTCTCAACTGCTGCAAATCCGCTGTCACGTTGAAAATCCGCCGGCCGAACGCTTTCCTCATCGCCACGATCGTCAACGCGCCGTGGGAACCGAAACAGAAGGAATGTCACGGCCTGGTGCTCTGTGCGGCTCCCGGCCATCACTGGGAAGCCGTTAGCCTCTTACGCCAGTCCGTCGTCTGGTCGCATCAACAGGGCTGCGCGCGATGGTGGTTTACGAGCGACCTGAGTTCGATCGACGCCCTCTGTCGGCGCGTCGGTGCCAAACGCGAAACGAGATACACAATCGAACTATAGGAGCGGCCATGAGCGGCCTGTTCTCTGGCATTGGTAGTGCGATCGGCGGTTTGTTGGGCGGGGCTCCCTCCGCGCAGAGCGCCGTCAACCTCGCTGCGATCTCACCCGGCACCAGCCAGCTCGGCAACCTCGCCGGCATCGAGGAGAACTTGGCCGGCGAGGAGATCGGCACCGGCAACCAGATTCTCCCGACCGCGATGGGCCAGTACACAGCCGGCGCCACCGGCCAGCTCACGCCGGCGCAGCAAGCGCTGTCGGCGACTGAGTTGAGCGCCGCCAACACCGGCACCGCCGGCACCTATTCCAACCTGGGGCTCGGCACCTCGACCATGAAGACCCAAGACCTGGCGACCAACCAGCTCCGCAACGAGGCTGAGCAGGCTAATCTAGAAGCACAAAGCGAGCAGCTCGGCCTCGCCGGCTTGGGCACGGGCTTGAGCTTCTTGAATGCCGGCTCGAGTTCGATCCTGGGCTCGGGGCAGCTCACGCAGAATCAGATCAACGACATTCTCACCGCGCTGCAGGGTGGGCAGACGACCGGCTCGACCAACCCCTTTGGCATACCTGGCACCACGGCCGGGACGGGGGTCGGCGGGGTCGGCGCCGGCACCGGAGTCGGCGATACTGGGCTCACCACCGAAGCCGATTCCGCAGTCAGCGGCCTCGACGCCAATCTTGCCGGCCTTAGCGACGCTGACCTGGCCGTCCTGGGGATCTGATGGCAAACGGCACCTCACCTCCGACGCCGCTCGACATTGCGACCGGGCCCGACCAGGGCAGTCCGAGCGCCGGCTTCCCGCCACCCACCACTCCGCGGAAGCGCAAGCCGACCGATGATTGGGACGAGTGGCTGCGAACCCACCCGGCCGATCGCGCCGATACGACAGCGCCGCCGGCACCGCCGGCGACGCCGGCGAGCTACCCCGGTGCTGACATCGGCGAGGGCGACATCGCTGCCGGCCGGCAGGCGGCTGCGCTCGATCCCAGTGTACAGCCGCCACCGCACCCCCTGAATCTGGCGGTGCTGCCAACGCCGGGCGATATTCGGCCACCAGCCCCCTTGCGTGGCTTGCCACCATGGAAGCTGCAACCGCCGGCGCAGCTCCAAGGCACGAAATTTGGGCCGGCGAGCACCATTGTGTCGTGGCAAGAATCGCGGAACCGCAACGTCCGTGAAGAGATCAAGGGACGCGGTCCTGTCGGGCCTGCCAGCGGCTTCCTGCAGATCGAAGACGACACCTGGCGCGAGTTCGCGCCGCAAGTCGGCGTCAACGTCAATCAGTACCCCACCGCGATGGAAGCACCGCCCCAGGTTCAGAGCGCGGTCGCGGCGCGCATCCCGCTCAGACGATGGGCTAGGGGCACCGTAGACGCCGTCCTGCAGGCTTTCCCCTGGGCCACCCCTAATATGACCCTCGGCCAAATTGACCTCCGTGCGGCCCGCCTACCGCGCCAGCGCTACATCCTAGCGAACGAGAACCGTCCTCACACCGAGTGGGGCAGGCCACCAGCGTTATCGGATCAGATGGCCGGTCCCGGTTTGATACCGACCCGGTATGACATCCCCGTCATCATGGACCGCGGTCGGCGCATGCAGCCCTGGCTGTCGCAAAACGTCGGCTTCCCGAACATGCTGATGCTGCAGGCCTGGGGTGGCTATCAAACCTCGATGCAGAACGGGCAGATGCTCGGCGCCATCCAGCAACAGCAAAACTGGAAACAGAACTTGGCCGACTCCAGGGACCGAATGGAGGTCGAAGCGATGGACATGAGCAGCGCCTTCGCTGCTTATGGACCGGACGCGCTCGGCGATTTCGATCAACAGGCCTTGACCGCGGCGATGATGCAGATCGCTGGCAAGTACAACGATGGCGTCCTGCGTGACATCGCCGGCGATCCCGCCGCGATCGAGCGCTTGATGCACGAGCGGGACAAGTATTTCACCGACATATCGAAGACGCAGTTCGCCCAGGAGAAGGCCGACTCAGAGCAAAAAAAACTCGATACCCAGCTGCAGATCGAGCAAGAGAAACTGCAGCAGCTCAAGAAGCACGGGAAGCAAGTCGAGGAAGGCATCTCGCCCTACGTCGAGCCCGAACCAGGCGAGGAAGGCGAAGGCGGCGAGGGTGGCGAAGGCGGCGCGGCGCCATCGCCTTACACCGAGCCGAGCGGTGCAGCGGCGCCAGGTCCGACGGGCGCGCCGGCGCCGGCACCGGGAACAACACCACCACCTGGCCGGCAGGCTGCAGCGGCACCGCCAGGTGCTCCCCAAACCGCGCAGGCACCCGGAGCTGCAGGCGGTCCTCCCGAGCAACAGGTCGCGGAAGAACCTCCGCCGCCCACTGACGCTGACACCGAGACACCCGATCGGACCGTCGAGCAGACCGCGGGACCACCGCTCGCCGGACCAGCGCCCGGCGGCTCGAGCGAAGGGACGCCGCAGACGGCCGCTGCGGGACCGGCTGCTGCTGCAGCACCTGGCGGACAACCGCCAGCGCCGCCGCCGAGCTACTCGCTGAAGCCGCGCGCCGACTTGGTGCCAGGTGTGAAGATGCCGCGTCTCAGCCCTCTCGGCTGGCAGCTCTCGCGGCAATGGCTCGAGGGGTCAACCAACCTTGCCGGCATTCCGAAAGAAGCGCAGCCGTTCATCCGGCAAGGCTCGACCTATCTGCAGGCCGCAGCCGCCGATGTATTGCGACGCGCGCAGGCCGGCCAGTTGAAGGGTCCGGACGTCGTTGGCGCACTCAAAGGCGTCGACCTGGGGCTCGGATCGGATCTGCAAAACATCATCGACTACAACAGGAAGGTTCCATCGGGCGGCGGTTTCGGCGCTCAGACCGCGGCGTTCTGGAGTTCTCTGTCCGACCTGGCGCCCTATGCCAGGCCCGGTTGGAACCCGAGCAACTTCGACAACATCGATCGTTTCGGCGCGCCCAACGGCCGCACCCAACAGACGCTGGGCCGTACTAACACCATGGCCGAAGCCGCGGTCGCCATCATGGAGGATCTCAACCGGCTCAAAGGCCTGCCCTCTGACGTTTTCGGCCGTGCGATCGAAGGCTACAAATCAAAGAACGTGCTCGGCGATTATCGCTTCACCAGCCTTATTCAAAACTGGCTCACGCTGACCCAGGAAAGCACGTACCTGAAACACGGCGGTCCATCGGAAGCCGCGGTCGCGGCGCAGGCCGACATCCTGGCGAGCCCCGAGCAAGGGCAAACAGCATTGCCGTGGGATTTCTTGAAGGCGTCAATTCCCGGTACACCCGAGCAGTTCCGCCAGGCGGTTGTGGACGATCTGCGAACCGCCTTTGCGCGCATTCGCAGCAATCAGAATCTGTGGACCCAGCTCGGCAAACGCACCAACGGCCAGCCCGATCCGATGCCGGGTTATCAACCGGAAGCCGATCACCAGATCGCGGCCCTGATCAAGCTCAACCCGGTCACCGGCAAGATCGCCGGCGACGTGCCGCCCGGGCTAGAGGGCATCGTGGAATCGGCCGACATCATCCAGGACCGCTCGGGTCAGCGATTCAAATACAAAGGCAAGGGCTCTCGCGACGACGTCAACAATTACACGAAGGTGCAGTGATGCCGCTGCCACCAGGATTTACTGCAGCTCCTGACCAGGACACCGAGACAAAGAAGCCGGAAGCTGATTTCCGGGACGCCGGTGCCGACATCAAGGAGATCGAAGACGAGCCCGGCATCGGCGGTGCGCTCACGCGCGGAGCCGTCGGGTTTGGACAAGGTTTTGCCCTCGATATTCCCGAAGCGGCCGGCGGATGGCTCGGTCGGTTGGTCGGCGCCGGCGACCCGCAAACCTATCTGCCGGAACAGACGCAACAAGCGCTGCAGGGCATTCGCGACATTAGCAACAAGTCGACATCGGGAACGGTCGGCCGCGTCGCCGGCCAGTTGGCCAACCCGCTGACGCGCGCTATTCCCGAGATCCAGGCTTTGGCCCGCGCGACACGCTATGCGCCCCAAGCAGTGCGCGCCGGCGAGCGCCTGGCGCAGAACATCGGACGCGGCATTGTCGGCAGTCAGATGGTTCCGACCGATGATCCAACCGTCAAGTTCAAGGAGTGGCTCCACGAGCAGCTCGTCAAGGGCGGTGTCGGCGGCGCGATCGGCGGCATTCTCGGATTGCCGGGAACGCTGGCACGGGCGTGGAGCTTGCCCAGCTCGCGGCCCGTTACTAACGCTCTGGTCACCGAAGCGCCCGGCGGCATCGGCAATTGGATTGCGCAAATGAGAAATGCGCCTGGCAACGCCGGGTTCGATACCGTGTGGATGCGCTACTCGCTCGAGCCGCTGGGAGCGCAAGCAGCTCGTACCGCGCCGCGCGAGGCCGGCTTCGACTCGATGCGCGAAGTGTCCCAGACCATCGGCAACGCGATCAACCAAGCGACCGCGCGGATGCAATGGCAATCGACGCCGACCAGCGTCCAAAACCTGATGCAACGCGCAGCGCAGGCGCGCACCAACCTCCGCAACCCTGATGTGATCAGGGACTTTGACGACATCATCCAGCACAACTGGAACAACGCTTTCGCCGGCGGACCGGGCTATGTCCCGCTGCAGCATCTGAGCAGCGCCGAACTGCAGAACGCGACCAACAATCTGCAGGCCGCGATCGACAGGATCGATCCCAACACCAGTGCCGAGAACCGCGGCCTGATCCGCGAGCTGGAGAATTTCAAGATGGCGATCTACGACAACGCCACCATGTCGCCACAGGAGCGCCTGGCGTATCGCAATGCGCGCGATGCCTGGAGCCGCTTCGCGACCTTGCGCGATGCCGCTACCCCCGGCAGTCCCACCGGCATCGTTGGACCCGACGCGGTTGCCAGAGAGCTGCAACGGCGCGAGCCGTTCCGATACCCGGAAGGGCAGGCGCGCGCGCAGGCAATCGCCAACGAGGCGCAGCAAACTTTGCTGAGACAGAAGACCGCCGCGACACGCGCAGCCCAGGGGCTGCAGCGTCCACCGCAAGGCCGGTTCGCGCAGCCGGCCGGTGTCCTGTCCTCCGACGTTTTGAAGTGGCTAAACACACCGCCCGATCAATCAGGACCGATGCAATGACCGCAGTGACCAAGCTCCAGCCCAAGGTCAAGAATATCGATCCCAAGCGCGTCGCCGATCGCGTTTACGCGCAGCTCGACAAGCTGTTGACGCGCCTCGAGACAGAAGACGAAGCCGACGAAAATGCAATCACGACGCCGCAGCTCATCAATGCGATCAAGATGATTGCCCAGGTGATGATTCTGCAGGCGAACCTCAGAGCGAAGGACGTCAATGACCCAAGTAGCCCCGGAAGCGCCGTCCGAAAATACTCCCAGGCGTTCAAGACCAATGCAGCTCGTGGGGGAGCGATCGTCGCCGGACCCGGAGCCAACGATATCTTCGACGACGACGATTGAGCCGCCGGCGACCTGGCCGAGCACCTATCGCGCGACTCGCACTCACGACAGCGTTTGGCGGCAAGGCATCATTGCCTCGCTCAACGTCGCGGCTCTCGTCCTCTCGGCACGTCTGATCCTGATGATTGCGGTATTCGGCGCGATCGGCTTGACCTGGCTCGCGCTGCAAACGGAAAGCCCGACGCGCCTTGCAGCGGTCGGGCTGTACACCGTGACAGTGATTTTGCCGCTAGTCTGGCTGAGTGGGCGCGGGTAGCTCGTAATCGAGCAGGCTATAGGAACCGTCGGGCCACACGCGGATGCGGTCGCTGTATTTGCTTAATGATCGCGTCAACCAGCGCTCGCACTCCTGCGAATCTTGCGGCACCGGGTACTTCATCACGTTCTGCAAGTGGGCCATGATATCGGTCTTGAACCCGCGACCGATCGCCCGCAACACCTTCGTCATCGGTGCGGCGGGGCGTTCTTTTTTTTGCCGGCCTTTAATGGGCGCGGACCGTTTCACCTCGACCGGCGCGGCGTAAGTAATCGATCCCCCGACCGGCGGAACAACAAGCTCCTCCTCCAATTGCTGGCGTATGAACGCCTTGAGCTGTGGCTCGTCCATCTTCCCCAACAGCTCGGTAGCAAAAGCGCGCAGAACTTCGATCATTCAAGGAACTCCTTCTGCATTGCTGTTAGCCTGGCCTTGCGGACCGCGTCGATCGGCGCGACCGCAACGCTGTCGATATGCGTGCCACATTTCCCGCAGTGAATCACTATGGCACCAACGACCTTGGCGTAGTGGATCAGAAACGGCGCGTTGGGGTGGCACTTGGCCTGCAGATGAAGCACTCCTTCCTGGTCGCAGGCCTTGTCGAGCTGCTCGCGTGTCAGCGTTCTTTTGCTCATGTTGCTTTGATCCTCAAAACAGTGGGCGCGTTGTTCAACGTGGCGCCTGGCACGTTCTCACCTTGTTTGAGCGCAGCTCTGATGGCGTCCTTGTCGGGCGAGAGAAATCGACGCGGAATGATCGCGTCATCGTTGATCACGACCGATGGGATTCCGGAGCCGATCGACGCCGTGTAATCGCTGCGCTCGATTTTTGCGGTGCCAAACTTCTCCATGATCTGCAGCGCGAGGAAACGACCTTTGTCGGAACGTTCCTTCATCCGCTTGCCGCGGGCGTAGGCTCGATCTGACATGTCCTTGTCGGACATCAGAGCGTCAACCACGAGGTCGAGCGTTTCGATCGCGTCCGTCTCGCTCTCGATAGTGGCCAGGATCGATTCAGCGTCGCGTGCCTCGCCCAGCCATTTCCGAATTTGATCGACCTTCGCCATCTCGAGCATCACGCGCGTCGGCGACGGCAGTTTTGGGGGTTTTGCTCTCATGGCACATGGCTCCGCGGGGTGTCCTGCCAGATGCGCCGGATCAAGTTCTGTTTCATTTCCCGAACCGCGGCGAGCGCCTTGGGATACTTGGCCAGCGTCTCGTCGCAATTCATCACTTCCGGTCGCTTCAGGAACGCCTCGGCTTCATCGATCGTGTCGGCCGCGTCGCTCTCGGCCTGCAGGGTGTCGAGCCATTCAGCAAGCGTCGGCTTGCCGTTGCCGTTGCCGTTGCCGTTGTGCGGCTCGCCTTCCTCACGTTGGCCGGCGTCACTCATTCGCTGGGCCACATGCTGATCCCGCAAGCCCGATCGCGGTCGGCGAGCGCCGGCGGCGTTGGCGTCGTCATCGTCCTCCTCGAGCACCAGATTGAACGCATTCATGAGGAGATACTTGCGGGCGTAGGTCAGACCGCTGCCCAGCGCCTGGGCATCGTTCATCGCCGGCCTGCCACCCTTGGGGCCCTCCGCGCCGACGCTGATGTCGATCGAATGCGTCTCTGAATAGAGGCCTTTGAACAACACCAGGAACGGCCGCTGCACCTTGGGATTGCCGGTTGCCTCTGAGCCGAACCGCGCGCCGATGCCGTACTGCCTCAACGCCGGCTGCAGAGAAACCATGATGGATTCGTGGCTGGCATAACGCGACCGAAACAACGGGTTATTTTTGTCCTTCAAAACGGGCGGGATATTGTCGAGCAGCTCGCCAAACGAGATGTTGAACTCCGCTTTTGCCTGGCGGTCCTGCATGTCCTTGAAGGCGTCGAGCACCGATTTCAGCTTGACCTCATCGAGGTTCTGAAAGCGCTCGATGAGCTGCACCAGGTCGGCGCCGGAAGGCAGAGTCGTAGCCGGTAGTTTACCATTCATCGCGGGGTACTCCTTTTGTCCACGATCAATATGAATTGACACATGAACTGTAGTCAACTTAGAAGTTGATCTTTCAACGGGTTTAAAAGGGCCATGACTCCTCAACAAATCCGACATGCGCGTCGCGTCCTCGATGACCTCGAGCGCCTCGACCACACGCCCAAGGCGTATCTCCTCATTCGACAACTACGAGGGTTCCTCGACCCTGGTCCAACGCTGAAGGAGATATTCGATTTGGTTCCCGGCGACTCACTCAAGAGCAAGGCGGGACTGGTCGGCATTACGCCGCAAGCGTATTACAAGTTGATCAATGGCCAGGCACGGCCTCGAGCTGCGACGGTGCGTAAGCTCTCGAGCCTGAGTGGCGTTCCGATGGAGGTCATTCGGAGGTCCGGACCGCCATGATGGCGAGGCAGTGATGTTCACCTGTCCGATTTGCGGAGCGGTAAGCTATAATCCGAACGATGCCCGCGAGCGCTATTGCGTGCGGTGTCACGTCTTCATCGATGATATGGAGCTGGACCGTGCCCCTACAACGCGGCAGCAGCCGCCAGACAATCTCGAGCAACATTCGCGAGATGATTCGCGCCGGTCATCCCAGGCGCCAGGCAATCGCCGCGGCGCTCAATAACGCCAGGCGATCGAAACGCCGATCGCGCCGGCGTTAATAGTTTTCCCACTCCCATTCGATTTGAGCTTGCGTCTCGACCGCAAATTGGCGCGCGTGCCGAGCAGCTCTTTTGCCCGATTCTGCGTTGGTAGGATCGGCGATGAAATTGGCCAGCACTCTGGTTTTACCACGCCAATTCCACACCACACGATAGACGGCGTGGGCGGCATTTTTCGGTCCTTCCAACGCGACAGGCTCAACCCGAACCCGCACGCGATCGGGCGGTATTTCTTGGCGTCGCGGCAGCGCGGGTTCCTCACTCGGCTCCAGGCTCGAGAGCACCAGGGCCAGGGTCATGCCCTTCTTGCGCCGCACGAACTCCTCGGCATCGGCGCGATCATCGAAGAGAGTGGTTTTGCCGGACACCTCGACGGCGATTTTGCCGTCGCGTGTCCGGTCGATGTAAATGTTCACGAGCAGACCGTCCGCCACTGGCACTGGCCGTATCGATTGCAGAGCCGGGCTGGCGCGCAGGATCGCGTTCCCGGCGGCGCGACCGTCGGCACGCCGATCGGTGGGATGCCAGGCGGCACGACGGGAGCCACCTCCGGAACCGGAGGTGGCGCCATTTCCATCGCGTTGTCGCAAATCGGTATGCGTCGGCATTGGCCGGTGCCCCTCGAGCAGTCCCAGGTCCACACGCATCGCGCCTGTGCGTGATACGACATCAGCATACCGAGCGCCAGCACCGCGGCGATAAAGAGATAGCGGCTCATTGTGTTTTCTCCTTTTTTGCAGCGTCGAAATCTTCCAAAACTTGAACGTCGATGGGATCGCGCGAGACGATTTTCCCGTCGGTGCGTTCGATCCAACCGACGCCGGTAATAGGCGGCGGAAAAATCATGAACGCTCGCCGGCTGTCGTAGCGCACGATTGTCGCTAGTCGGTGCTTCGCGGCCATCTGCAGCATGTAGGCGCGTAATTCCGGCGCGCGGTGTGCCTCCGGAAATGCGGGGTCGACCCACACCTGGAGGACAGGAACCTCCGTCTCCTTGCCGTCATCGGTGATGGCGGTGATGTAATCGAGCACCAGGTCAATCACGTAGTGGCATCGGTCGGGCCGCGGCATCCCGGCCGTTTCAGGATCGGCGAGCCACCGGCATGACCAGGTGCGACACGCAAACGGCCGCGCCGCGTAGATCGTACAGCCATGCCCCGCCTTGCTATGCTCGCACCGCGTTCCCGCGGCCTTGTGTATTTCGGGTACGGGTACCAGCTTGCAGCACAATTGACACGAGCCGCAAATGCGGCCCGTGCCTTGCTCATCAAAGTGGATGGTGGTGGCGTTTTCTGTTTGCTCGATTCTCATCCGCTCACCCTCGAGGCACTCCGCATCGCTCGCAAAGCAAACTGCTATCGGTGCCGCGATTGCGATGGCCGCACCAGCGGCACACCCATTCCGTCCAGTGGCTTAGTATCATATGCGCAAGGGGCGTCATTCGGAGTCCTCCCCTGCGAGGAGTCGTGATGCTTGATCGAGCGAGATGCAAACCCCGAGCAAATGATTGTGTACTTCGTCTATCACGCTGTCCTCTCTGTGTGCCGCATGGATGTCGCCGACTTCATCGGCAAGTGCGCCGGCGTCATGGGCTAACTGCTCTATTCGTTCTGTGATCGCGGCGAGATTCGCGGCCGAGAGTTTCATGGCTTCTCCCCCTCCTTTGGTCATCGCACGCAACTGGCGCAGTGACGTTCGTCCGAAATTAGGAAATTCCAGCAATTCGGCGTCACTTTTCTGGGCGAGTTCCGCCGGCGTGCTGCAATTAAAATGCCGCATAGCGGCCTGGATACGCAGGGGCGTCGTTCGCTTCACTTGTTTTGCTCCTTGCTCGCGGGCAAGCGCCATCAGCAAGTCAACTGTGCTATCGAGGCCGACGGCATACCGTGGTCCCTTCGCAAACGGCCATGTCATTCGGATTTCTCTCCCTCGCGCAGCACGCCCAGCTCGTAGGACAGCCAGGATCCGATCGCTTCTTGAATGTGAACGGCCAGCTCGTGCGTGAAGCGCTTGCGTTGATCGTCGGTCAAGTTGTCCTCGTCCTCGAGGAACGCCTCAGCCAGGTCAAAGCATTTCGAGTCGTAGAGTTTTTCAGTCATGTGTTGGTTCCCAGGTTTCAGCGTTGAGAGTGGGGTCGACGCCCTTGAAGACGAAGCCGGCCTCTCGCAGCGCCGACCGCAGCGCGATGATGCCGAGCAGCGTCGTCGCGTTGTCGAGCGTCGCCGCGGGACCGAGCTGCCAGATCACCTGGTCGACATCGACCTCGTTAAAACCGAGCCGCAGCAGCCGGCTCTTCAGATCCATCGGAATCACATTGTCCATTTACACACTCCTTCGCGGGTTAGAGCGCACTATGGCGCGGCCAGGTCACACCGCCGGCCGCGCTGGTAGTGCGTTCTAGAACGGCTTGCGCCAGTTGATCACGCGATTGAGGATTCGCTCTTCGCTCGGCTCGAGGTTCTTCCAGTTCGGCCGCTCGCCGTACCACTGCCGAGCCTCGCCATACCCGGCCTCTGGCTCACCGCGCGCCACGAGCGCAGCGTTGAGCTTCTCCCACCACTCCATAAATTCCATGGTCAGTCATCCTCGCGGGTTGGATTCTGGTGATATGTTTCGGCCGCGGCTTTCGCCAGGCCGACAGTACGAAACGCGGAAACACCACCACGATCGTAAATGTCGAGCGCGGTCCCGTTCTTCACTCGCACAAAGTACTTGTAGAGCGCGGTCGGATGGCCGCACCACCGGACCCAAATGCCGGTTTCCTCGCCGTTGTCGAGCATGGTGTAGTGCGCATAGCCGGTGTTCCGGCCGTCCGGCAGCACAATCGCGTGCCGGTTCCAAGTGATCATTTTGCAGTCTCCTTCGCGGATAAACAGAGCGGCGCCACGTTACTGCAGCGCCGCGGTGATGGTCAACTGGCGGGTTGTTGCTAGGTGTTGAGCCAGGTATCGAAGTCGACG